TTTCCCGTCCCTCCACCATCACGGCGATGCGGGCGGCCTCCACTTTCCGCTGGGCACGGATGCGGGCGTCGGCAAGCTCGGCGGCATAGTCAAGTCTGGTACCTTTGGAATTTTCTTTGTCCGTCTTCTCCGTGATCCCGGCTTCTTTCAGTTTTCTGGCGGACTCCATCAGTTTGTCATTGTATGTTTTTGTATAAGTCTCCGCATCCTGCTCCGCTACTTCCTTAATGGCATTCTGTTTCCCGATACCTGCATTCCAGACGGTTTCAGCCCTTGATGTGCCTTGTTTGTCGGACATGGAGCCCGGAGTCCATTGAGGGTCAAGGAACAGGAATGAAACCGCCTTGTCTTTCCAGCTTGGACCCTCCTTCTTTTTCCGGTCTATCTCCGTCTGGGCCTTCAATGCCTTTTCTGCCTCTTCCGCTGCCAGCTTAAAGGCTGCGGCAGCCTCCGCACGCAAAGTCATGGCCTGGATAAAGGCCTCCGTATTTGTAACCAGCGCGTTCTCGGCTTCATCCACATTGCTTACGGACACGCCCAACTTGTCAAATTCGTCCTTGTTGTCCGTAATGAACTTCTTTTTCTCTGCCAGGTCATTGCCCAGCTGATTCCAGCGTTCCTGCAAGGAGCGGATTGTAACAAGCTGTCTGCCGAGGCTGGAAGTGTCCAGCGAGTCATTTATCTTTTCCTGGGCATCCGCCATCTCCAGGGCGGCCCTGCTTCCTTTTCGCATCCGGCCGGCAAGCTCCCATATCTCTTTACTGTATACGACAGTCAGCGTGATGGCGGTAGCCATGAAAGTCTGCCACGAGAAAAGGGACGAGAGCACCTGCTTCCATACCGGTGTCGCCTTCTGGCCTGCCGCCGTCAGTCTCTCGTACTCCTTTCTGGCATTGCCCACCGCATCCGTAAACATCGGGATGTTGTTGGATATTGCCAGGAAGAACATCTGCGGTCCCATGGCCAGTGACGGAAGCTCGCGGGCTATCTGCGCCATGCTCATCTTCACGCTGTTCAGTTTCGGTGCGGGGTCATTGCCTATGACGGGTGTCTCGCCCGCCCGTTTTTTGGCAGCCTCGTATTCCTTAAGCTGTTCCTTCAACCCGCCGATGGCACCCTTCAGCGCCTGGATGTCAGCCATCTCCCTCTCACCGGCAAGCCCTTGTTCCTGGAGATTCTTATACTCCTTCTCCAGATCTTTCAGTTCCAGTTTCAGATGCCCGATCATCCGCCTGGTGAAAGCCTCCATGTTGGCCACGTTGCCTTCCACCGACCTCATGCCCGCCAGCGTCTTGTCATCAAGGAATATTTCAAGTTTAATGGGATTCATCAGCGTTTTCCTCCTCGTCAAGCAATTGTTGTAAATAGTCCGCCGGAGATATGTCCGGCTGCTCGTTGCGGCTTCTCCTCTCGGCAACCATCTCCTGCGTGGTCTTCTTCCTTCCCGGCACATGGCGGGGAAAGTCCTGCCACATCAGCATCAGCATCGGGCAGTTCACACCGCGCATGATGTAGTCCACACTCCAGCCCGTGTCACGGGCTATCTGTCCCACGAGACCGAACGGGCTATGGGCGGGTTCCGTGTACCCCTTTAACTCCCGTTCTGTTTTCTTTGGCTCAGATTGGGCGCCGTCAGGCTCATTACCTCGGCCAATCTGATAATATTCCCGAAAGGGATGGTACTCATCGTACTGAGTGCAATCATCCAGGCGTCTTCCAGGGCGGAGGGGTGCATGCAGCTGCGCAGCATCCATGCCACCGGACGGTTCAGAAGCCTGCCCGACACCCTGCCGCGGACGATGGCATATGCCACCATGCGGCTCACTGTCCTGGTGTGCTTCACCATAAACTCCAGCTTCTGTTCAAAAGTGTAGGCCCTGAGTTCCTCGTGTGTCACACCCAGTTTCAGATACATCCGTGCCATGCGGCAGCGGCTTTCCAGGGTTGGTATCCGCATCACCCAGCGGATGTGTCTCCCTCCGGGAAGCCGCAGCGGAAGGGAGATGCCGGCATCCGACATGACCCTCTCCGCAAGGGATTCCAGTTCAAAGTTCGGTTTCATGGGCAGCCCCCCATTAGCCTGCAGCCTCGGTACCCGTATCCGGGTCGATGCCCTTGGCGAAGAGCTTCATGCGCTTGCCCTCAGAATTCTTCAGCAGCTCAATGTTCAGGGAAAGCCCCAGCACGTTGGATGAGTTGATGCCGTTAGTAAAGTCACTGCCGGTCACCTTGGCATTGTAGAAGCGCAGGGTCTCGCCGCTGTCGGCAACCACGTCCATCACGCCCGTGGCTTCCCAGTTCTCGGGGGGCTCCCAGTTGTTCTTGGCGTCCTTCGTGCCGCCGATGGTGTTCACCAGGCTCTCGGCGTTCAGCTCTATCAGGGTGCAGGTGAATGCCTTCTTGCCGGGATTGGTGGTGAGTGTCATTACCGGGCCGTCCTTCACCTGCGCGGCGTAGATGTCCGTGGTACTCGGGGCGCTCCCGGCAGGCTGCAGGCCTTCCTCGCTGATAAGGCCGATTTCCTTCTCCTTGAATTTGAGGTGCGCCAGTCCGTAAATTAATCCGTCCATAAATTCTTTTGTTTTTTAAGTTCTGTTCAATCGCCGTTTAATCAGTATCAGAAGAAGGACGGCAACGGCCAGCCGACCTGTCCATATTTGAAACCACTGCCAGCCGGTGGGTTCCCTTATCACCTCAGGAGGCAGGGTCTCTACCGCTGAGGATGTCTCGTTGCGGATACGTGTCAGTTCTTCCGTCAGCATTATTACCTGGCGTGCCAGACTGTCGCAGGTGGCAGTCACCTCCAGGCTGTCTTCCGATATGCGATTGACATTCACTGTTGCCTGCCCGCTGCGCTTACTGAAGCCCGTCCCCACAGGTATCGAGGTCAATATCTTCGTCGGAAATGCCGTCCTCGCCACACTGGGAGGAACGGGCTGCTGAAGGAGAGCGAACCCGCTTCTGCCTTGCAGGCTGTCGGTATGATGGCTGGTCTGCATCAATTCCCCCTGACTTCTGCAACTCGATACGGATAGGACAATCATTATAATGGCGGCAAGTGGAAGCCTTACGGATAGTACGGTTGAGTTCACGTACCGCCTTGTTAAGCTTGATGTTCTCATTCTGCAATTCAATTAATGTCCCCGAAAGGTTGTCATACATTTCTTTATAGGCATCGTTCCGCTCCTTGGCGGCGATTACCTTGCTGTTCTCCCGGTGTCTCAACCATGCCCAGAGGGAACCGGCAATGCCGCTCGGCACAAGCCACTGGAGAATCTGCATTATCGTTTCCATGTTCATGGCCAAGTAGTTTTCAATAATCACTTAAAGCAGGCTCCAACCCGTGATAATGTCCTCCATCACGGCAGGTACTCCGTTTTCCACCTGCGACATCGCAGCCGCAAAAGCGCACATCGTACCTTGATCACCCACATCGGGTACATAGCTTGCCGGCACCTGCATCTCCTTGCACACACGGCTGATGTAACCGTTCGTGTTGTTCTCTGTGGGTGGCGCCCAACGTCGGATAAAGTCGGCAATGGTGCGGCAGCCGTGTTTGCGGCGATAGTTCTGTAACAACTTAAGACCGGCACGGTAGCCGTAGGCCATCGTCCTGAACTGGCAGAACGAACGGTCCTGCGAAGGCCGGATTTCCCCCTGCCACACGGTGGTGGCAGAGAGACGGATATTCAGCGGGTTATTGTTGCGTAGTCCTCTGCTCATCACTATGCCTCCAGTTCTTCACCCGCATCCTCCGGAAGCGGACCAGCCTTCTCCTCTCCAGCCTTTGCGGCAGCCGCGGCAGCTTCACGACGGATCTGCGCCCAGTGCTTGTCCGCTGTCACCTCCGCGTCGGAAGTCTGTGCCGTCTTGCCATCATAACTGTAGATGGCACCGATAGCCTCCTGCTTCTTCGGCATCGTGATTTCGTAGTGGCGGAAGTTTACAAGACTCTCCTGGGTCTGCGGATTGGTACGCGCCTCGTTATAGTACATCTTCGTGGAACCCTGGGCACGGAACATGCGGGGCACGTAGAAGGCAACGGACGCCTGCATGTCCGTCTCGGCGGGAGAAGTCCCGAAAGGAACCTTCACCCCGGCATTGGTGAAGTACGGGCAGTTTACAAATTCATAAATCTCGAAACCGTACATGTTCGTCACCTTGCCGGTGGTGTAGTTGTAGTACTGCTCACGGAACTTCTGGTCTTCTTCCAGCAAGTCGTTGATATGGTCGGGACAAAGCACCAGACGACGTCCGTCGGTAGGAACCTCCGCCTTGTCGAAAGCTCGTTTCAGGGCGATGACATCCTTGCGTGTCATCTTCTTGCGGCCCGTAGCGTCAGCCTCACCCGAAGTGGGGACTACTGGGGTGGTTTTCGTATTGCTGTAAGGGGACAGCGCATGGATGGCCTTCTTGTACTTGGCCGTGTCAATGGCATTGCTGTGGCGCTGCACATCGGTGGAGAACTTGTCATAGGAAATGGCATACAACTGGTCGTCCGTCACGCGGGTCGCCTTCGTCTGGTATTTGTCCAGGCCGATGGGAATATCACCTTCCGTAAGATTCTGGACCGGAATCGGATAGGTGGTATTGTTTATCAGCACATCCGGATCACCTCCCACATCCACCAGATGGATGACCTCATTCTCGGCCTTGGCCGAATAGTCGGGAATCCCGTTCAGAAAACTCGCCGCCAGCCCCGCATTCAGGCGTTTTACCAGCTCACCGGTCCACACCTCAGTATATACGCCCTCAAAGGCTGCGCCCAGGGGCATGAAGTTTCCAAGCACAGCCGGAACAACCGCCCCGGTCGCTGCGCCATAAGCGGGATCCATTCCCACCACATTCGCCAGGACGACGCCCATCAGGACGTTGAACAGCGTTCCGCAAATAAATTTCATCATGTCGTTTTACGATTTTACAAGTTACTATTACTGTTTCTCCTCTCTCAGAACTTAGGGCAGTCTATGCCGTATTCCGCCTTGTACAGCTCACGGTATCTGGCCGGGTCGTTCTCGCGCATCAGCTTCAGCTGCGATTCCGGCACCTCGCTCAGTTTGCCCCACTGTCCCGATGCCATGCCGGCACTCGACGCACCGCCTCCACCGGTGTTAAGCAACTGCATCGGCTTGGTGGCGGCAGCCATGCTGTCCAGTGTCAGTTTCAAGGAGTCCGCTCCCATTGTCTTGCCCAGACCGATGAAGTGTTCCCTCTTGTCCGCATTGAACTTTCCTGCCTTGATGGCTTCATCCACCATCTGCGTCACACTTGCCAGCCTGATCTCGTCCAGCTGCTTGCGCAGTTCCATGTTTGCGGTCTGATGTCCTTGCAGGATACCTATCCTGGCAAGGATCTCCGTTTCTGTCGCCGTCTCCGGCAGGCCCAGCTTCAGGGCGATAGCTTTAAAATCTGCATTCATAGTCTCTTTTGTTTTTGAGTTATTGCTTGGCGGGGTTTGTCCGCCGTCTGTTTTCAGAAGGGGCAGTGCGGTGCAGTCTTCGCCGGTGGCAAGTTTCAACTCATCGCCCCGGTAAGAGAGCATGACTATATTGTCGTCATTACCGCCCATATCCACCATACTGACCTCCATCAGCCTGCACCTCGTGATGGTCGGACGTGTCTGTCCGGGTTTCAGCAGTACGGGGTCGTCACTCGACTCCACGATTTCAAAATAAGGGCTGCACATCTTCAGAGTACCTTTGTCCCATTGCTGCTTTGCCAGTTTCGACTCGTCACGGACTTCATCAAAGTAGGGTTCACCGGTGATTTCGGCACCTTCCACTTTCAAATCCCTAATATTTCCGATAATGATACCCCTCCAGTGCATCCACAGCATGACGGGATTTCTCCGGAACTGCTCCAAATCCACCCCGTCAGTCTTTACCCAGGTGCCGAAGCAGTTCAATGTCTCGTTTGATATCCTGATTCTTTTAGCCATGATTTCCGTCTCATTTTGTCGCAAACTTACAGCTACACCCATAACCGCACAAAAAAGTGTGTAACGGTTGCCCTCAAGTGTGCAACCGTTTTGTAACTGTGTGCAAGCATTGCGCCGTTTTTTCGTGCCCCGCACCACACTTCGCAACTTTGCCACTGTAAACAAGAAATTTCAAGGTATATGGCAAACAGTAAGGACAAGCAGAAATCGGTGGCGAAGCACCTCTACATGAAAGGGACCCCCACCGCACAGATTGTGGAACTCACCGGAGTGAGCCGCCAGTCCGTCAGCCGGTGGCTGAACACTGAAGGCTGGAAAGAGGAACGCGCCGCACGCGAAATGAGCAAGGAATCCATCACCTCCAAAACCCTTTCCAAACTGGGGGACGCCATCGACAAGGCAGACGGTGACGAAAGAAGCATCGGGCGCATGGCTGACTCGCTGCTGAAATCCGTCAAAGCTATCAAGGAAATCAACTTGAGCACCACCATTGTGAACAAGGTGGATACACTCATAGAGTTTGAGAACTGGATGGTGACGCACCGGGACGAATATCCCGAGATAGACGACAAAATGCTTGTACTCATCAACCGTATGCACAGCGAATTCATGGGAATCAAATTCAAACAGAAATGACAGCGGAAGAAAAAAAAGAAGCACTGCTGCGGTGGAATGAGCACTGCCAGCGCCTGTTGCGCCTCACCTCAAAACGCAAACCGGAGACTGAAGCCGAACGGAAAAAGAACATCGCCCGTGCCTTGAAAGATTACGACTACTTCTGCCGGCGGTACCTGAGCCACTACTGCCAATGCCCCAATGCAAGATTCCACAACGAGGCCGCCCGTTACATCGAGAAGCACCGGGAAATGCGGGCCGTTTTCAAATGGCCGCGCGGACATGCCAAGTCCGTACACCTGGACGTGGGAATCCCCCTATGGCTGAAGTTCAAGGGGGAGCTGCACGTCATGGTATTGGTGGGGAAAAGCGAGGGCAATGCCGATGCCCTGTTGAGCGACCTGCAGGCGGAACTCCAGTTCAACCAGTACATTGTCGAAGACTTCGGCGAGCAATACAACTCCGGATGCTGGCAGGAGGGCGAATTCGTTACCAAGGACCAGTGCGCCTTCTTCAGCCGCGGACGCGGGCAGTCACCACGAGGACTGCGTTTTCGCGACAAGCGTCCGGACTATATCGTGGTGGATGACCTTGACGATGACGAGATGTGCCGTAGCGAGGCGCGTGTGCGAGAGATGACAAAATGGGTGAAGGAAGCCCTTTTCGGTTGTTTTGGCGGTAAGGAAGGACGCTTCATCATGGTGGGCAACCTCATCGGCAAGAACAGCGTGCTGCAAAAGATGACAGACAGCGACACCGTATATACCAGTACCGTCTATGCAATCGGCAAGGACGGGACTCCCGCCTGGCCGGAATGTTACACCATCGAACTGCTGCGCAGTCGTGAACGGTTCATGGGCTACCGAAGCTTCCAGAAGGAATACATGCACAATCCCATCACCGAAGGTGCGGTCTTCCAGGAACGCTGGATCCGGTGGAAGCGGATGCTCAAACTCCGCTACTATGAAAGCCTGGTGCTCTACATCGACCCCAGTTTCAAGGACAGCAGCAAGAACGACTACAAGGCCGCCAAGTTGTGGGGACGTCCACGCGCCGGATTGAAAACCGCCAGTCCCACAGAACTGCATTGCCTGCGTGCTTTTGTGCGTCAGTGCAGCGTGGGCGAAATGGTGCGATGGGTTTATGACCTTTGGGAGTCACTGTCCGAGGACGCCGCCGTCACCATCTACATGGAAGCCAACTTCATGCAGGATACCATATTGGACGAGTTCGAGCGTGAGGGCAGGCAGCGCGGCTACCAGGTGCCCGTCACCGCCGACAAGCGGAAGAAGCCGGACAAGTTCGCCCGCATCGAAGCCGTCAGCCCGCTGTGGGAACGCGGTCTGGTCTTTTACAACGAGAAACTGAAAAATGACAACGACATGAAGACCGGTATCGAACAGACCCTCGCCTTCGAGAAAGGAAGCCGCGCCCATGATGACGGCCCCGACGCTGATGAGGGTGCCATCTACAAACTGCAGAAGCAGGTGCGTGAGGAAAATTTCACACCGCGCATGGGAGTACGCCAGCCGCCCTCCCAAAGCTGGTGAAAATTAAGAGTTCATGCATCACTAAACATTAACCGCTAAACATTATCCCCATGTTCATTACGGAAGACGATTACATACAGATTGGAACGGAGGCATTGAGAATCATGCAACAGAGTTCACCCGACAACCGCCTGGCAGCGGAACAGCGTGCCTTGTCACGCATTGCATCGGCCCTGCGCGGGCGTTACGACATACAGAAGGCATTCGCCTGCGAAGGAGAACGGCGGGATGCCGAACTGGTGGGATGTGCGGTCGATATCGCCCTCTACCACATGTCAGCGTCGCTGCCCCAGAAGATGGGCTCCGAGGTGCGCGAGAAACGCTATAAGGATGCCATCGAATACTTGAAGGAGATACAGGCGGGACGTGTAATCCCCGACATTCCCACCGTCATGGGGCCGGACGGAGAAGAGGATTTCCATAACCCCATCCGCTACGGATCAGCCGCCAGGAACGAGTATATCTGGTAAGAAATATGGTTTTTCAATTATTCATTTTCAATTAACAGACTATGTCCAATCGCAATTACAAGAAACAGAACCCGGTAAGGATTGGCAGGGTAAACCTCGGCAATCCCGCCGAGGTGAAGCGGGTGACCAGACTGTCCGTCGACCTGCAACTGCAGACCGAGGCGCTTACCAAGAAAGACATGCGCGCCTGGCGCAACGCCTGGCAGTATGCAAAGAATGTGGAATATCCCAACCGTGTGCCGTTGTATGACGTGTATGGCGACGTGGAGGTGGACATGCACCTCACCGGATGCGTGGGACAGCGCAAAGGGTATGTGCTGAACAAGAGTTTCCGCATCGTGGATCGAAAGGGGGTGGAGAACCCGGAACTGACGGCCATATTCGAGGCGCCCTGGTTCAAGACCTTCATGGACCTGGCACTGGACGCGCACTACTGGGGGCACTCGCTCATCCAGTTGGGAGATGTCATCTCCGTGGACGGGACACCCGCCTTCAGCGAGGTGCAGCTGGTACCGCGCCGCCACGTCATCCCCGAATACGGGGTCATCGTGGTACGTCAGCAGGAGGCATGGCAGAACGGCTATGACTACCGGCACAGCGAAATGGCGGACTGGACGGTGGAGGTGGGCGGCACGCACGACCTGGGGATGTACCTCAAATGTGCCCAGCATACCATTCCCAAGAAAAACGTATGCTCCTTCTGGGACATGTTTTCCGAAATATTCGGCATCCCCTTCCGGGTGGGAAAGACCACCAGCCGGGACTCCAAGGAGCTGGGACGTATCGAGAAGATGCTGGGCACGATGGGTGCAGCAGGCTGGGCGCTCTTTCCCGAAGGCACCGAGATAGAAATCAAGGAGTCCACCCGCGGGGATGCCTACAACGTCTTTGACAAACGCATAGACCGCGCCAACTCCGAACTGTCAAAGGGAGTGCTCACCGAAACCATGACTACGGAGAACGGCAGCAGCCTTTCGCAGAGCGAGGTGCATCTGGAGGTGCTGAAGAACCTTGTCAGCAAGGATGCCGACAACCTGCGGGACGTCATCAACTTCCAGCTTATCCCAAAAATGATAAAGCACGGTTTCCCCCTGAAGGGATACCGTTTTGACTGGTACGAGGGCATAGACTTCACACCCGAACAGCAGATTGCCTATGAACGCCTGCTGCTGGAGAACTACGAGGTGGACCTGAAATATTTCATCAACAAGTACAATGTGCCCATTATCGGGAAAAAAGCGCCCGCACCGGTGGCTGTCCCGGCAGGCAAGGAAAATGGCAAGGGGGATGGGGAACAGAAGCTCTGTTTTTTCGACTGAGCCCTTCTGACTACGAAGGGCTGCACAGACGAGCCTTGCTGGCATATTACGGAAATGCACTGCCGCTGGCTGACAGTGGGGAAGATGAAGAAGAGGAAATAGATACTGCTGCCGTGGAGGCGTCTTTTGTCCTGCTGATGCGCTGGCTCCACCGACAGCCGGAATTCACACCAGAGATGCTGGCGGACAAGGAGGTGCAGAAGTTCATACGCGACCATACCGATACGCTGGACCGTGCCGTGGATTATTCAGTCCGTCAACGCCCCATGGACGACATCAGCATACGGCGGCTCAAGGAAAGCAATTACGTCTTTTCCGGCTTCAAGACCTTCCATGAGCTGAACGAGGCGTTCCCCTCGCTGCTCGATGCGGACGGGAACCGGAAGCCCTTTGAACACTTTTTGAATGACGTTCAAAAGGTGAACGAGACCTATAACCGCTGGTACCTGAAAGCGGAATACAACTTCGCCATGGCATCTGCCGCCATGGCTGCCAGGTGGAAGCAGTGGTGGGACGATGAGGACCGGGACCGCTACCTGCTGCAATACCGCACTGTGGGCGACAAACGGGTACGCGAGGCACACCGGGCACTGCATAATGTCACGCTGCCCATTACCTCACGGTTCTGGGATGAATACTTTCCCCCCAACGGGTGGAACTGCCGCTGTACGGTGGCAAGGGTACTCCGTAGCGATTATCCGGAAAGTGACGAACACCGGGCAATACTGGATGGCAGCCAGGCCACAGCAGGCAGGCATCAAGAGATGATGCGCTTCAATCCCGGCAGACAGATGGCATGCTTCCCGTTCTACAATCCCTATACCATCAGCCGGTGCAAGGACTGCCCTGACAGACCGGGTACGATGGGACTGGTCAAAGTGCCCGACAATGAATTGTGTGCGGCCTGCAAGATGATAAGGGAAATGACCAGACGGAAAGAAACATTGAAGATACGCAGAAAGGAGATACAGAAAGAAGCGTCCGGTCTGAAAAAAGAGGTGTTCAGAAACCCCGGATTCGGCAAGGAAATACATGTCACGGGAAAAAGTATAAAGGAATGGCTTAATCAACCTCATAGGCGGTATGCAGAGAAAAATGAGCTCCTGCTACAAATCAGAGAAGTTTTGCAGAAAGCCGGCTATTTGGGATATGGCATCGACAAGCACGATGCCGGAACCGTAGCCCATTTGTTTGAAACTGTAGTCGGGAAAGAAAAATCGTGGATTATTGTCAGAGAGTATGCCAATGGGGAAGTAAATCTTCACAGCATCTCGGATAGTGACAACATACTGAAGATACTGGAATAAAAAAGAAGCATCCTTATAAGTAGCCCCGTAGAACTGCAATCCACGACTTGCTTATAAAACTGCTTCTTTCAAATGCAAAGATACGTTTAATTCTTTAATAAACAAGCATTATGCCCCAAAATTCAGACACAGCCAAGGAACTGGAACGGAAGGTGGAGCGCTTCATCAGCCTTACGCTGAAGGACATCGGAACGAAAATAAGCGGGGAGTTTGACCGCAACTTCGAACGCGAAGCCTTCTTCAACGAGCATTGGGCACGAAGGAAATGCAATGACGACGAAAGCCGGGGGCTGTTGACGCGTACAGGGGCCTTACGCAGGAGTATCAAGACGGAGACTACGGGACATAGCGTGGTTTTCAGCAGTGACCTGCCATACGCTGCCATTCACAATGAAGGTGGAGCAATAACCGTCACCAGAAAGATGAAAAGATACTTCTGGTACTTGTACCGGCAACTGACAGATAATTATAGGCGCAACCCCACGGAAGAGGCACTTTTCTGTAAACGTATGGCGTTGAAACGGGCAGGCAGCAGGATAGTCATGCCCTGCCGCCGGTTCATCGGCATGCATCCGGAGGTGGAGCGCATCATCCGGGAAATAGTGGAAAACAATAGCAAAAGAATATTTTAGATATGAGAAGGTTCCTTTACCTCAGCCTCATAGAACGGCTGAAACAACTTACAGACCGGGACGGGAAGCCCGTCATCAGAACATTCGACCTATGGAACGAGCAGATTTCATTCCTGGAGCAGGAAGAGCCTTTCGATGCCCCTGCCGTATTCATTGAATTCCGGCCCGTGAAATGGACGGGCGGCGGCACGCAGACAGCGGACGTGACCCTACGCCTGCATATCGTCACACCCTGGAAAGGGAGTTCCCGCGAAGGCGGCGGCTTCCAGCAGCAGGCGCTGGAGCGTTTCGACTTGCTGGACCGCATGGACCGGCATCTTTTCAACCTCTCCGGAGACGACGGCAACATTTCCTTCAGTCTGTTCCGACGTACCGGAAGCAGCACGAACCACAATCATGAGGAACTTGTGGAGGATGTCACCGACTTCACATGTAAAGTGATAGACAGGGGATAAGGACGGGTCAGAAAAGCGACAGTTGCGCCCGCATCTCTTTCTGGCGTTGGATGATGCGCGGGTCGGCGCTGGCATTGATGATGTTGTAGAAGGTCTTTTCACAGATATGGTACTTCGGCCAGATATAACGGCGCAGAATATCGCGGTTGGAGAGGCCGCTGCGGGAATGTTCATCGTAAATGCGTACAATGTCCTCTACTCTGAACGCGTAGCTGCATCCTACAATCCTGTTTCGACTTTTTTTCATACCTCTGAAATTATAATACCCTGAATTACCTGAAAACCTGATACAAAGATAACAATAACGGCATATATACACAACAAAGGCCGCCATATTAATCATACGGCGGCCTTTCGAGGATTCATTGGCGTATCTTCAACCTCATGGACAGCATGGTCTTGTCCCACAATATCAGAAAAGCATCCCAATAATCCTGAAAGCTGAAATAGTACCAACTCATTTGCAGATACCATATCGGCAGATAGGCTATGAATATGGTGAACCACAAGGGGATGAGCAGCCAACGAAGCACCAATCTTGCTTTGTCCATTATTGTTTTTTATTTTCATTAAAAAAATCATTCATTGCCTCGCATTCCTCCCTGGAAATCTCTTTCCAAAAAGTAATCACACAATATTCCTTAATTAAATTATAAAGGTACTCATGCCTTTCCCTCACATCGAAAAAGCCATTATCGCATGAACAGACGGCATGGCCTATGCCTCTCTGATATCGGTAAGTATAGTAATAATATTTTCTCATAATCAATTATATTTCTTTGTAATCCTTACACCCTTTACAATAAAAACCACATTATAACCAAGCCTCTTATGGTAATTACTTATCTTCATCAAGGCTGGATTAGAATAAATACTGTCCAATGCCAATATTCCGATATTCATTTTTTTATTGCATTTTCATAAAGCACATCCAATGTGTCCTGGAAGCCTTGCCCGACTTGTGCCCGAACAGCGGACGTACTCCTATTATCTCCAGTATTCTGCTGACCGGAATACGGGTTTCGTTCCACTTGAATATCAGCACTCCATTTATGTCCAGTACACGCATGCACTCATCAAAGCCCTGCTTTATATCGTCCTGCCATTTGAATCTGCGGAGCGTACCGTATTTCTGTGCCATATATGCCCCATCATTGGAATTGTCCAAATGTGGAGGGTCGAAGACCACGAGCTTGAACGAGCGGTCGGGATATGGCATTGCAGTGAAATCAGCGACCACATCCGGATGGACTTCCAGCTTGCGGCCGTCACATAGAATGTACTCAGCATCCCGGATATCCTGGAAAAGGACATTCGGATGTGTCTTGTCAAACCAGAACATCCTACTGCCGCAGCAAGCGTCCAATATCATTTTCTTTTCATCCATTCTTAATCTGGTTACCGGTTTATCAAATAATCTATTGTTATAAGTATTTCGTATGCTATCCGTGGGTCTATGGAGTTACCGAGGGCGTGAGTTCTGTCCATCCAGTCGGGAATCCCATAAACCACTCCATCCAGTTCGGAGTAATATCGGACGGATTGAAACCAGCTCTCGAAATACATGCAGTCAGGTAGTTGCTTTTTCGTCTGCCTGAATGCTTTAAAATGCTCTCCCGGCGTAACTTTATCCTTTTTGCTTCCGAAGCCGTCAAGGCAGGCAACAATCCAGACCCGCTTTCTTTCTTGAAAAGAGTCCTTACCCGCAGCTGGAATAATAAACGGTTGTACTTCGTAGCCTTCACTTTCCAAATCAACGCACACTTGCTCGAAGACCACTCCGTCTGCGTTACCAATAAGTCCGAGAACATTTTCAGCGACGACCCATGTAGGCCGGCACTCTTGTATAACTCGATACATCGCCGGCCATAAAAAGCGGGGGTCTTCTGTCCCTCGCTGAAGCCCGGCGTTACTGAACGGTTGGCAGGGGAATCCTCCGGCCACAACGTCAACGTTACCTCTGTATTTCTTCGCATTGATCTCATTTATATTTCCATATTTAGGTATATTGGGAAAATGCTTCTTCAGCACTTCCAGGCAAAACGGGTCTATTTCAGATTGAAAAAGAATTTCCCAGCCAAGAGTATCGGCAGCCAAATCAAAACCGCCAATGCCGGCGAATAGGCTTATCATCTTTATATTTCTGCCCATTTTCATTCCATTTTGAGTTAAAATAATTCTCGCATCCAACAAAGAATCTCGTCATCATTCACATAACGTCCATATCTCACTTTCCATTTCCACTTATTGTTATGGCGTCCCTTCCAATATTCCCGATATGCAACATCAAAGCCCTTATGCTTATAAAAAATAATGTAGTCATCAGTAGTGGCGACAATGGTTTCCTCTCCCTCTGACACAGTATTTTCCATACAGTCTTCCGGCATGATACAAGGAGGAAAATACATCATCGGGAACATACTTTTTAGCCATTCTATACCTGAATGGAAACCTACTTGTGCAAAACCTTTATAATTTCCATGATAATAATCATTTAGCCAGGATTCCTCAAAGGCCTTTTCTATCAATTGTTTCATTTCTTTGATTTATTGTTAGTCAACCTGATATAGCCTGCATCCCGTCTTCTCCTTCGCCCTGAGCAAAAAGCTGGCGGTCTCGTCACTGTCAACCACCAGTTTGATGGCGGTAAGCCCTTCTGTTTTGGGCTTCTGTAAAAGCAGGGAGCAGGGCTGGTCATAATAGTTCCAGTAGAAGATGAAATCCGCCACATGGAAATTGTCTATCTGGACAATGTATTTCACGGGAATACGCATAGGACTTCAGTGATTAAATGTTGTTTGAATTCCCTTTGAGGCAGGGTTTCACTTCCCCGTCCGGTACCCAGTCCACCGTAACGATGCCCTTCACCTTGCCGGTACCGCCACACTTGGGGCACGGGACCAGTTCCGTATCCTTTACCGTGATATCCCCCTGGAAATAGCCGTTGCCCTGACAATAGCCGCAGGAATACCCCGGGAATTCTCCGACGGTCTCCCGTCCCGTTCCGAAGTGGGGTGCCGTTACCAGCACCCCGTTCTGTTTCTTGCTCATGGTCTGTTCTGTATTAAGTTCTTTTTCTCCTTTCATAATTCCAGCCGTTCAGTCTGTACACCTCGCGCCGTGCCTCTTCCCTGGTCGGATATTCATTCACCTTGGTGCCAAGAGTGGATATCCTCGGAGGGAAGCTGTCACCCTGACGGTAGGTGATGTCAAGGTACACAGCCCAGCACCGCCCGCGGGGACGGTACCGGTAACGGCGGTGTATCTCCCTCATCTCACTGCTCAACCGCATCGCTCTCCTTTTTAGGCTCCACATAGAAGGTCTCCTCCTGCACCACCTGCACACCGATCTTCGGGAAATAGGATACCACGTCAGGATTCTCACGGTCAGCCAGCAGTCTGTCCTTGGCAAGCTCCTCACTGGTGCGGATATACTGCGGCAAAAGCTCCTTGCATAAATTCGTCACTGCCGCCCAGGTGAACCCCTTCAGGTTCTTCAGCTTCGGTGTGCCGGTACGGAAACCGAACACGCCATGGGCGCTCTCCAGGCTTTTCTTCCTGGAGAACAGTTCTTCCTTGTTTTCTACGGCGTATGCCTGCATGATGTCGAAGTTCTTTTCCTTCGTGGCTGACAGTTCTGCCAGCTGGTCCGCATACTTCTCGCGGATACGGGTCATCTCAAGGTCCATCTTCGAGGTGAGGTTCTGTACTTTGGCATCGGCCGCCGCAAAATCTGCGAAGGCCTGCTCTGCCTGCTCGCGGCTGATACCGCTGACTACTGTTTTCTTTGTTCTTGCCATAATTCTTGCTCTTTTGATAGGGTTAATAATTTAATAGTTGATTTTATTTTTCTGCTGCTTGCTGGCATTGCGGTAATAAGCCCTGTACTCTTCTGTTTTCGTAGGGTCCTCCAATTGCCGGAGTTCCCGGTCGATGTTGTCGTAACGCACCAGCTCCGCTCGGTATTCGTCCAGCAGGCGGTCGTACTCGATAGGTCTCAAGGCGGTAATACCCGCCATCAACCGGTCCTGCAGGTCACAGATACGGTCTGCACAGACTTCGAGACGGGACGCCAGCCGTTCACGGCGTTTGTTTCTGTCTACGATATGGACCATTGGGATATATTGATTATTATTATCTACCATCTCATCTCCTCCCCTTTTTTATTGTGATAAAATTCTGCACAACCGGAGCGGCGGCAAGCTCACTCCTGCTGTAATAGACCAGTCCGGCTTTGCGGTATCCGGTAATGTAACCCTTACGCTGCCAGGCATTCAGCGTCTCACGGCTACATCCTATAAGCTCTGTAGCATCTTTCTGGCCGATATAGTCCGCACGGTTCGTATCCGGCAATTTCTGGTATTCGGCACGTTGGCGGCGTTCTTTCAACAAATCCTCCACAAAGCCTTCCAACTGCGTGACCTTACGCTTCAGAGCCTCAAACTCCCGTACACTGACTGACTGGCGCTCTTTGGGCTCAGGTCTGTCAACCGTCACCGGATATCTGTCCGCATCGGGTATCAGCTCTTCCAGCGATAATCGCCCTGCGGCAAAACGGGCGGCGTCACGGCAGGCATAAAACACGGTCTCGTCCTTGTCTTCCTCCGGAACAGAAGCTACGTAGGTGGCAAACACCTGACTCTCATTATGCCCGTTTTCCAGCACCTCGGCCTGGAGCAGACTGATTTTATCCCCTTTCATGCGGAGAATGGTAATTCCTTTCTTTATTTCCTGTTTCTTTCTCATTGTATCAATCCTTTTTAAGTTTCCTTTCCTCACGGCGCATCCACGCCTCCAGCTGTTTCTTGGTGGCCTGGAGCTCCCAAAGCCTCATGCTTGTAATGTCCTTATGCGCCTTGCTGTACTTACGTGCCCAGATGTTCAGCTTCGCCACGTTCATGCGGTATTCCTCCTCACTGTCGCTGGTAAACCCCTGGTTCAGCTGGGGAATCTGGAACGAAAGACGGTAGATGTCCCGGAATACATTCCTGGCTTCTGCCATCTGCATGGCCCGTGCCTTGTCGTCCGTCGGGTTCAACCGCTCCAGCAGCTGCCGCGCCTCACGCATCGTCAGTTCCCGGCTGCTTTCCGTACGGCCGGAAGTGAACTCGTAGATGCAGCCGTGGCGGGCCTCGTCATCCATGCCGATACGGTGGAAGGTGGCGTGCAGGGCTTTAAGCTGCTGGGCGCTGATAGGTTTGTTGGCAGTCGTTCTCATGGCTCATTACATATTACATTCTCCCCAATATCTTGCCGCCTCTTCCGGCCAGATGTCATAGTAGCCTTTCGGACCGATGAAGCGTCCCTTGCTGAAAGCCCGGTAGCCCTCGACGTAGATTTTCAAAGACGCGTCAAACATCACGCTCTTGCCACTGCGTCCGGTAGGCAGCCTGCCACTGGCATGGCTGATAAAAATCATCAGCTTGTTACGGTGGCGTTCTTTGAATTCAATATACTGCCGATAGGTCATCTGTGTGTATTGGAAACTGTCTATCACCACAAAATCTGGTGATTTCTGACGTTTCAGACGCAGGCTGAGCTGCTCGATGCTTTCATTGTCGATAAGCAGAAAGCGACGGTTGACCTCCATCATGCCAAAGCGGCGGAGTGTGTCCTGCATGGTGAGGCAGGCACCTTCTTCCATACTGTTATAGGCCACACGGCCGAAACGGCAGAGATACTTGCAGAGCTGCATCACAAATGAAGTCTTTCCGTTACCGGAGTTCCCCCACACAAACCAGACACCCCGACGCTCGGGGGTGCCGAAAGCGTCATGCCACACCCCCTCAAAGTCCAGTGTGTCAAACTTCATGGAAAGCATCTCACGTACCCCCTTGGCATTACGTTCAAAAGTCTCACTCATTACTCTGCCCCTCCTTTCTGCTGCTCGGCACGGCGCTTCTGCGCATGTATCACCCGTTTCACACGGCGCAGGTCATTGTCACTGGTTTCAGCATCTTTCAGCACGTCTTATCTCGGCTTCACCGGTCAGCCCGTTGGCCTGACAGATGGCATACACGTCATTGCGGCTGGTGGCGTTCAGGTCGAAGAACTTGCGTCCGATGCGGCTGTTAATTTCCTTGTAGCCTTTCTTGTTGTATCTCAGCCCGTTGTCCACACGCCGCTTGATATAGTCGGTACTCATGAACACGATACCCGCGCGTCCTTCCAGGCGGTTGTAGATGCTGATGAAGTAATTCAATACACAGTCCGTCAGCTTGTCCCCCTCATCGAAGATGAGCAACGGGTTCTGGAGAAAACCGATCATACCGAGTGCATAGTCCAGCATGTCACGCAGGTTGCTGGTGCTGTCGGTAGGCGCGCCCACCTGCTTGGCTATCTCGCGCACAAAATCGCTGCGTTTCATATCTTCCGAGCAAAGGATATAGAACACGTTGCGGTGTGTGCGACGGAACTCTATGGCGGCAGTGGTCTTGCCGCATCCGGCATCGCCCACCATCCAGGTGACATTCTTGTACATCTGGGCGTCGGCCAGCACGTAGGTGGCGAGACGGAAGTTCTCACTCTCGCAGATGGTCCAATGCTCGAAGCTGAAACCTATCTGCGCCGCTATGCGGCTGAACATGTCGTCGGAGATGCTTTCGTACTTGGTGTTCAGAATCTGGCTCACCACAGCCGCACTGACACCCTGCAGGCTCTCGCTGGCGCGGTTGCGGCTGGGAAAGTTCTCACAGTAGGCCATCAGTGCGTCGCGGATGGCATCCTTGTCTTGTTTGGTTAGTCCTTTCATTCTTGAATGGTATTTAATTGGTTATTGATTGCCGTTTAAAATCTGTCCAGTGCCAGCTCGTCCAACGTCATGTTGGAGAGTGCCTTGGTATATTCCCCCATAGTGGAGTAATCGGTTTCCGTGTCCGCTTCGGCCTCCTCCCGCTTCTGTTTTTCCGGCAGGGAAAGAGGAATATGGAGCTCGCCACGGTCATGCCTTTCACGGTATCCGTCCATCTTATTCTTGCTGAGGTTCTTAGGTTTGGGAGTGGAAAGACCGAAGAGCTCGGCTGCGATACGTTCGTCAAGGTCGAAACGCTCGCCTTCCAGCTGGATGGCGGCCATGGTCTCCTTGTTCCGGTCGATGGTTTTCCGCATGAAGCTGCTCTCTTCCGGTGTGCGCTCCTGCGTGGCGCGGCTGACAGTGACCTTAGGAGTGGCGGTGGCACTGTACTTGGCACCGGTGGCGGTATTCCGCCACAGCTCCACGCGGGTCATGTCCATAGGATCATACATCACGGTGAACTCGCGTCCGGTATTGCGAAGCGCCCATGCCTCGTCACGCAGGCCGTCGGCGGCATATACGTCATAGTGGTATTTCCGTTTGTCTATTTCAAACTGAAGTCCGTAGTTGGTATAGGTCACGGCTTTGGGATGGCACAGCCAGAACATACGCATCATGTCAACCTCCGTAACGGGTTGGGCCTCGGGATTCCCGCTCATGCGGTACATCTCCATGTGTGGAATACCGGTGGCGAAGTGCTTTTCCTCATTGTTCCATCTGTCACGGCATTCCTTATAGATTGTTTTCAGTTCCTCGAGCGTGGGAAGTGCGTAGGCGTTCTCCTCTATGAATTCCAGGTTGGGCTTGCTGTTCAGTTTCTTGGCGTTCACGTTCTGTCCCGTGAAATGCCAGATGGCATGAAGGACTTGTGCCTGGAAACGGTAGAAGGCATTCTCTATGGTCTTGGACTGTCCGTTATAGGGCATCGTGGGACGGTGGAGTACCGTAAGGCGTTGGAAGAATCCCGCGGCGTCGCCTTTCTTGTGTCCTCCCTGGTTGTCGGTCACTATCTCGTAGGGACGGCTGCCGGAAACTTCCACGGCCATGCGGTAGGCACGATACTGGCAGTCGAAATTCTCGTTCGGGGCGATGTCATATCCAAGCAGGGTCTCGCTATAGGCATCCATCACTTCATATACGCCGGTGGTGCACATCTTGCCCTGTTCATTCCTGTAGTAGAGGTTCAACTTGGTACCGTCGCCATACCACAAGGCATCGCGCATCTGCGGGAGGCTGGTCTTCATCAGACTGGTGTACTTGGCTTTCCATTTCTGCATGCCATGTACCGCCGCATACCACATAGGCATCACGGCAGGGTCGTTGAGATAGTTCTTCACGGTGGTGGGCGACTTGATGATGTTCAGGCCGCGCTCCACCGCCTGGCGGTTGTATTCGTCGAAAATCTGCGCCTCCGTATAGCGGGGAACGATGCTGCGGCGGAGCTTCAGCAACAGCCGCGCCACTTCGGGAACCACCACGCGTGCCGCCTGGTTGCCCGTGTTCTTGTTGACAAGGGCGGCGTAGCCGATCTTTTTATAAGCGTTGAATTTTTCGCGGAGACGGGTCTTGGGCAGTGTGTGTCCATAGTGTTCACGAAGCTTCTCACATGTACCTTGCACCGTTTCCCACACGATGGACTTGCGGCTGTAACCGCACTTGCTATGCAAGGCTCCGGTCTCTTTCTCCACACGGACCAGCTCGTTCATCACCTCGGCATTCAGCACATATTCGGCCTGGCGTTCCAGAGAAATGGCGGGTTGGTAGGTCCTATAGAATTCCACGGCCTTGCTGTCACTGCGGATAATATTACTCATTAATTGTTCTTTCATTTCTTCCAAAGCATTGGGATAAAGTCTGTCATAATCCCGGCGAAGGGGAACTGGAAGGCTGAGATAGTCATAAAGAGCCTTTCTCCCATTCCCCCCAAGCTGAACTTGCATAATCAGCTTGGCACTGACCTTCTTCTTTAGGTTAGATTCGCTGATAATACCACCTCCGACAAGCTCTGCATGGGTGACACACCTTATTTTACCGTACATTTCCATAATCAGAAACTTTATACTTTTCAACATTGTGCAAGCCCCGGCATCGAACCGGGGAGCCGGCCACTTCCGCATGGCAAGGGAAATTCCGGACTTGCCGAACAAGCTGTTCCTAAGCTGTTTCGATATCCGTCTTATCCGGCATACAAAGCGATATCGCCACGATGACCGATAATACGATGATTACAAACGCATTGCGGCTGTCCGCATCCGTTGCGTCAACATTGGTTCCCAGCCACATGCCATAGGTCATGCCCATGGCTACGGCAATCTTCTGAATTGTTCTCCAGGTTTTCATGTCTTGTAAAGGTTAAGAGTTTTGTTCTATGAATTCATCAATTTCGTAATATACCGTGAGTCCCTCCGGCAGCATGACCGGTTCCACCGGGTCATCCACATCGGAATATTCCACGTCGAAACATACACGGCCGTCCTCGGCAAATACGATGGCGTTATGCTTCGCCATCAGATCCCGCAGCTCAAGCAGGAAAGCCGCTTCTTTATCTGTCAATTTTCTATTCATATCTTTTTTCTTTGATTTCAATTGAAAAATCTATCCCTATTCATCCCGAACCGGGATAGTTTCGCTACATTTGTAGCTGTCTAACTAATACTAACTCTTAATTCAACCATTATGAGTCTAAAAAAGAATCAATGGCGGGTAAATTGCGGCATCGTCTATAAAGATGCCGGGGAAATACCTTTTTGCCGAATCTTTGTCCACGAGTTGCTGACCTCCATCGCCATCACGCTGAAACTGGAATATGCCATCGTTGAGGATTTTTCCGGATTCCCCGTTCCTGAAGAAGAACACTCCGAAACGAAATCTGAATTCTGTATGGACATTTTCTGCTTCCGTGCTTTTGAACGGACAGAAATACCGATAAAGGATTTCCGGTTGCTCATCGACAAGCTGTTCTCACATTCATCCGTAGCTTTAGGCAACAGTTTCAGCGTAGCCCGCATCTTGCAAAAACATCTGAAGGAAGTTCCTTTCCCCGAAGAGTTTTGCCGTCCTCTTTCTTATCCGTATGTGGAACGCCACAATGGGAAAAGTAAAACTCTCTGTGTGACAGGGGCAAGCTATCAAGGGGTATCAGATGACTTGCGGCAAAAGAATGCGAACTGAAATGGTTTGCATTCTGCTGTTGTTTTTTCTCTTGCATATCCATACCATTATAAAGTTACCGTATCATTAGCTATCACTGCTTTCACATTCCCATGAGAGTCCAACACCTTCACCGTACGCTTGGCAGAGTCCGTCACATCAATAATCTCCACCAACTTACCACCATTGATTAGGGCAGCTTCCCTAATTTTTGCGGCTTGTACACTGTTACGTTTGAAGTCAAGCGCATAACACACACTGCGGTGTGTTACATTGAACATCCGGGCAAGTTTCTCTTTGCCTGAAGCACTCAGTTCAATCTTCTTTCTGATTTTGTTCTCCATATCTAAATTCTGATTAAAATAATTCTTATCTTTGGGGCTGTTCTGCTTGAACACGGTGCAAAGCTATCGACTATTTTCGATTTGCGCAAATTATTAACCGATTATTTTCTACAAAATGAAGGCAATTGATAGATTTTATGAGTATTTAGCCGAAAAAAGTCTAAAACCAACAGCTATAGAGAAGGAAATTGGCCTATCCAATGGCTATCTCAGTGCACAAAAAAAGCGAAATGCAGACATGGGCGAAGGTATGATCCTTAAAATTATCGACTATTTTCGAGATATAAATCCCCTATGGCTTCTCACTGGTGAGGGGAGCATGTTGCGTAATGGAACTATGCCTACTACTGTTAATGCCCCAAGCTCTAAGTCTATTAATTCATTCAATAATGATGATTTTGTTTCAATCCCACTGGTGGACATCTCTGTTGCAGCAGGCTGCTGTGGCTACGATAACCCCGATTATTTGGAAGTAGTAGATACCATAAAAATGCCTTCATCCATGGTGCGTAATAGTGAGAAATACTTCTGCGTCCGCATCAAAGGAGAAAGTATGTCACCTACATTATTGGATAGCTCCTACGTTATCGTGAGGTTACTCGACCGTTCTGAATGGCAGGACATGCCCGACCAACACATCTACGTCATTAGTGACACTGATGGGCGTTCATATATCAAACGCATCAAGAACCGATTTCGTCAACATGGGTTCCTTGTTTGCATGTCAGATAATGTAGATAAAATCAATTACCCCAATTTTAATTTGGAAGCTCAGGAGATAAACACCATACTCCATGCGGAATGGTACTTCAGTGCTAAAATGCCGAATCTGAATGAAACATATTATGATAAGGTTAATCAGCTGGAAGATGATATGGATGTAATCAAAAGCCAAATGCAACAATTATTGCGTGCTATCAATGTAAAGTAAGGTAGCATCCGCAAGTTCTTTTAAATAACGATAAAATGAATAGAGCAATGAACGAGAAAGAAAAACTATTATACGAGTTTATGGATGTCGCGTTCACGGATGAGTCCCACAGAAAAGCAAGAAGAAAAAACGCTGAGTTCTGGAGACATATAAATGCTTTGAGGGAGCAGAGTTCAGACAAAATAGAAGTAATACAAGGTATTGTCAAAGACCCCTTCGTAGGAAAGTATTGCACTAATGCGGAAATTCAATGTGACTCATTAGATACGAAAAAGGCCGCAGAGGCGATACTGACCACTTATTACTATCGAGTTCCTCTGGACGTAGAGCCTTCAATCGGTGAAACATGTGACCTATATACTCGTTTACCCGAGCGTTAAATAGGAATTCTTGTAATTCCAATTCAACATTTATAATATCATCACTTGTTATATTGTCAACCTGCAAAGGCGTAGTAACTGCATTAAGGCTTTTCCCTATAATGCTATTATCATTTTCATCAATAATGTCAAATGCAACTACTATTCTCTTTGCCATAATTATTGCCATAATGCTCCCGGCACAATCACCGGGAGCGTTTCCATCAAACAACTAATTAATTACCTTAATCTCCGCACGCTTTATCCCTCAGTCGGAGCCCTGAATGCCGGGAGCGTTCTTCACACCTTCAAAAACCATTGCGGCAGCAACAAGAGTCGAACTTGTAACAAAAGACCTGCATACATGTATCATCACGTATGCGCACCTGTGCTCTACCAACTGAGCTATACTGCCAATTATTTGCGACGCGCGCACGTTTATTGCGCTAAAATAGCACTTATTCCATAAATACCTATTATGAATCAACTGTTTATATGATTAGTGCAATTATACTACTTGCTAAAAACGCTATACTATCCCCCTATAAATATTTATTTAAACGCCTAAAAACATAACCTAAAAGGAAACATCATATAAAATACCTCCTTTTCTAATTGTTAAAAAAGTAACTCCAACTTTTGTAAAAAACAAAAAATGGGTTTTAAAAAGTAACTCCAACAGTAACTCCAAAAGTATCTCCAACTCTGTTTTTAACACTTCATTAAATACTATTCACCAGTATCATTTTTTTCTGTTCCTTTCTTAACGTTATCTCCAAAACCATATCTCTCTAAACATTCTAAATAGTATATATTTTTTCACTAAACACTTCTATATATTTGTTATTTAGAATATCTTTGTAGAAATAAACTTCTAAATAATGAATTTATGACTAAGATAATTCACGTACATCTCATTTTCGAGAAAAAGGACTATTATTTCGGCAGTATCAGCGCCATTTATACCGTCCTAAATGACGCTCAAATAGGTATCAAAAAGAGCTCGCTACTTCATGCCGGTCTCACTGATGGCAGCGTTAAGATAACCCGTAGAGCCATTATCAAGCAGTCTCACCTCATTCGTTGTACCCAAGAATGACCTAAACACTCCACACGGGAAAAGGGCTGAATCGCGCCTCAAAAAGCGTCAATTCAGCCCTCATTTTATATCCATGTAACATTTGACCGTTTAAAGTGTTTTCATACCCTATTCAAATGTAATATCTGTATCGCACAATGTAACAATTCGATTTGTTTCAGCACACACTACTCAAATAGCCTCAAACCTTTTATTCATCGGCATTTCAGCATCATTTAACTCCCACATGCTTTACATACAAAGTGATTTACCCCCCTTAGTCGGGGCTCAGGTCGCGGTGACCGCAAAGCCGGGAACCGGGATAATCCTTCAGCAGCAGCAACACAAGCACATGCAGGGAGTGCTTTTGGAAAAGGGTGCGTGTATCGGCAGGGCGACCGCACTCGTCAAGACCGCCTTCGTAACAGACACCGATGCTACCTGCATTCCAACCCCGGACATGGGCACCAGGCAGGGACAAGGGACGCAGGGACTTGATGTCACCGTTCTTGCGGATATAAAAATGATAACCTGCGCCGGAGAAGCCCCGGCGCAGGTGGTCTGTCGTCAAGTCGTGCTCCGTATAGCAGCGGTCGCAGCGGGTGGCGGAACAATGGACGACGATAAGATTGATGAATCTCATGAGAATTAAAAATTAAAAATTAAAAGTGAAGGAAACCCGCTACACTGTCATGGCATGGGCGCTCAGGGCACCAATAAGCGCGGAGGCTACAGCGATTATCACTTTCAGAATCTTATCCCAAACAGATGATTTTGTACTCATAAAATTAAGGATTAATGGTTAAGAATTAATGGTTAAGGATTAGTGATTAAGGATTAAGGGCTAATGATTAATGGTTAATCATTAGGGATTGATTAGCGATAAGCGATTTGCTTGTGTTCATTAACCATTAATCACTAACCCTTAATCATTCCTTCTTTATCCCAGCGGATTTTCGCCCTGGTCGCCGTCGTCGCCGGAGCCGCCTCCGGAACCACCGCCTTGATTGCCGCCGCCGGAGCCGCCCTCCTCGGGCTTGTCGAGCACAAAGCCCACATTCGCCGGGCTGCGGGTCACGGCGGTACTGCCGTTCACCAGCTTCAGCTCCTTGTCGGGGATAAAGCGGATATTCACCTTCGAGATATTGCGCACCGTACATTTGTCCGAGGCCTCCATGCCGGGACAGCGGAACGTCATGTGGAAAGTGCCCAGCTGGTTCAGCTTCACCTTGTCGCCATTGGCAAGGTTGCCTTGAATCTCCTCCACCAGGGCTTCGATGACGTGCTTCACGTCGCCCTTCGTCATGGCACAGTTTTTCTGAATGGAGGCGGCAAGGACATCGATGTCCACGGTGCCGCAGGTCTTGGGTTTCTGACGGAGATAGTACAACATGGGCGAAGCCGGGTTGCTCACGATTTTACGGCGCTGGAAGCGCTCTACAATTACATCCATAAATTTAAAAAGTTAAGGTTTAAGTTAAGAAAAATGAGTTATAAGAGAGAAGTGGGTAAGGGAAGGGATAGGGCGCCCGAATCAATGATTATTCCTTTTCTTAAGCACATTACAAAGATACAACATTAAGAAGCGGAAGTCAAGTGTTTTGCCATTTTTTTTACTACAAAAAACACGGAGACACAGAGTTTTTCAAGCAATAAGAAAAATCTCCGTGTCTTTGTGTCTCTGTATTCTATAAATTTCCATCCATCACTTTGCATTCCTCGTCAGCCACTCCAATGGTGGTATGTAGTCCACCAGTTTTGTCATGCTTTGGTTATGATGGAAATAGACTTCACCGGTTTTGCCATTACGGTGCTTGGCTATGATGACGATACCCAGGCCATCGGTGGGATAAGTACTCTTCTTATCGACGGTCTTGCCGTAGAGGGCAGGGCGGCAAAGCAGCATTACCATATCCGCATCCTGCTCTATGGCGCCGCTCTCGCGCAGGTTGCTCAAGGTGGGGCGATGGTCTATGGTACCGTCGCTCGCCCGGTTCAGCTGGCTCAGCAGCAGTACGGGGATATCCAGCTCCTTGGCCAGCAGCTTTGCCTTGCGGCTTGCCTGCGCCACTTCCTGCTCGCGGTTGCGGTTTTTCTGGTCACTCCTCATGTCACATAGTTGCAGATAGTCCACAATCACCATGTCACAGCGATTCTTGCTCTTCAGCAGGCGGGCGGAAGAACGCACGCGGTCCATGCTCGTCATCGGATGGTCGTCTATCAGTATGGGCAACCGCGACAACTCGGCAGACGCCTCATGCACCTGCCTCACCTCGCCGGGTGTGAGCTGGCCGCTACGCAGGTGTTGCGGGTCTACCCCCTCCGTAGCTGCAAGCAGCCAGCGGTCTCCCAGGCGCTCGCCTTGCATTTCGAGGCTGAAGACCACCACATGACGCCCCGCCATGGCAGCGGCACGGGCCAGGTGGAGGGCAAAGGCCGTCTTCCCCACCGACGGACGGGCAGCAAGGATGTTCAAGTCGCCGCGCTGCCAGCCCGCCGTAACGTGGTCCAGAGCGTCAAAACCCGTAGGGATACCCGTAATACCGTTGCATCCGTGCTCCATACGCTGCTCCACCTCGGCCAGCGTGTCGTCCATCAGCCGGTCTATGGAGCGAAGGTGGTCGGCTACGCCGCTCTCGTCCTCCAGCCCCTCCAGCAGTCGATGGGCTTCCACCAGGATGTCGTCAATATCCATCGACTCGTCGGCACTGAACGCCAGCAGTTGCTGGAATCCCGTACGCATGATACGCCGCGTGTGCAATTGCCTAAGGATGAGCGCATGATACTCCAGATGAGCACTGGAGCTGACCTTCGAGCTGATGCGTAACAGTTCGTAAGGCCCGCCCACGGCATCGAGTTTGCCACGGGCTGCCAGTTCGTTCTTCAGCGTGATGGTATCTATGGACTTTGCGCTGCGATACATCGATTGCAGGGCGGCAAAAATTTCCAGATTCTTCTCCTCGTAGAACATCTCGGGACGAAGTTTGTCCACCACCAGAGGCATGGCAGCGCGCTCTATCATGCAGGCACCGATGACAGCTTCTTCGAGGTCACTGTCGTGGGAAAAAGTAGTTTCAGTCATCATATTCATTTTCAAAAGATTTGTCCGCCAGATAGGTGGCGGCTTGTTTACAATATTTTTGGTTGTTCAGATGGTCGTAATATTCGTCGATGTTGTCCAGTGCCCGCTGTTTCTCGCCTGCCGTCAATTTTTTCCATTCGCGACGGGCCCGGCCGATGTTTACCTTGGGATGCTCGGTGATGTCATGAAACTTTTCCCAGAAGATGCAGAAGTCCTCTCCCACCCCAGCCACCGGCGCTGCCTTCTTCTTCCGCGGGGCTGCTTTAGGACGGGCATTGCCAGTAAGGAAATCATAATCGGGGATACGGATGTGCATCACGTAGGGGTTGGCCACCCGCTCCACGATGCCGGCGTCGAACATCTTGTTGAAGAAGTAGCGCGTACGGTTGCGAGGCCACCCCAATATCTCCATCCAGCGAGCCAGGGAAAGTACGGACTCGCCACGTACACAGTCGAAAAGGTGTCCCCTGACGTTGCAGGTCACCGTGCTGTAGTTGACGTGTGTCAGCACAAAGACAAAGGCTTCGAAGGCATCGGCGGCTTTCTCTCCGGTTTTCATATTCATTTGTTCCTCAAACAAGGCTTTGGGGAAGAGGAGATAGCCTTTCTTCAGCATCTCCGTTGTCATGGGTCTCATTTCTTTTTCCATTTTTGTCTATTCTTAATTCGATAATGCGACAAAGGTAAGGGACCAGCCAGGGGGATACAAATAAGCAGTTAGAATCGGCTAAAAATTAATGAAATACATAAGGTGGCGAGAGAGGGTTTCACCTCATCCTCCACCACCCTATATAATAATATACTAAAATAATCAGAATGTATTAGAAATACATTCTCTATTTCGCATATTTTTTAGAGACCAGAAGATACGGATTTTTCACGGCCATATCCTTCACGTGGTCGGGCATCCCCCAGTAGCTCAGGAGGATGCCTATCTGTACGGGGGTGAGGTGGGCAGTCCTGGCGGTATAGCCCTGGTCCGTCAGATCCTTCAGCAGGCAAGCGTGTTCCGCAATGGAACGGCGCAGGGCCTTTACGGCCGAGCAGGCATACGCGTAGTTTGGGTAATAGGCCACTGCCACATCTGCAATGCGATGGCATCCCTCGAGCAGCCATTCAAAACTTTGTTCTTTTATCATTTTGCATATATTTATTAATAAAACATGTTGCAAAGTTAGAATGGGAGGGAAAACTGGGAAAGTTCGAGTGGCAATAAGAAAACTTGCTCAAGAAAAATGAATGTGTCAAAACGGTTGATGACACACCCTCACTGTCTTATTGATAAAAGCAACACTTTCATACTATAATAGTAAAGCACACATTTTGTGTATTTCATGCAACTTATCGGTCAGCGATTTTTCTTTAAGAGAGACAGCCATATTATATCTCGCCTGCCTATTAACGAGGAGTTCCGCACTAATCCCTAAGGCTGCTTCTACCATAAGAGCGAAGTCACTGGTTACATCTCCCTCTCCCTCTTGAAGTACCCCAGCACCGTGGCCGGTGTAAGACAGCAGCGTTCCACGCTTTTCAGGCGGCTCTGAAAAGTATATCGGGAGCATAGCACAAGGCAGAACCAAGTATAGTTCAAGCTACGGTGCAAGCGGTGCTGAAGGTGGTCGAAAAAACGGGAAACACGGGCAAAGAAGCTAGCGATATGCTCGCGGGGAACAAAACGGGAAGGCTGTACGGCAGCATTACGGGAGCGCTTGGCGGTACGTTCCATCTGTGCAAGGGTATACTCCAGTTGCTCGATGTCATTGCGGGTGTTCTCCATGGTTTGTTCCAATTTCTCGCGTCGTACCTGCTGCTTGGCATATCGTTCTTTTCTGTCAGCGATTCGATTTTTGAGGTCTTCTGCGGTGAGGTTTATTCCTTTGTTCTGGATTGATTTCATTATAAATGTATGTTTTATAGTTGTTTGTCTGTATATAAGTTCACGAAAACACATCATCCGTCTGCACCGAATGCATAATGCATAAAGGGCAAACGGATGATATATCAGGAGCAAATGTACGATGAATATTGCAGATAAAGTTCTTAATGACCATTAAGTCTTGTTATAAAACATGATATTATCTACTGCAAATTTGGAGATTATCAGAAAACACGTAC